TCCCTGGCAAGAATACTCCTGTAAAAACTAACTTTACAGTTGCATCTAGTTCTGCAGCTGGTGGATATTCTAAAGGTGGGGGTTTCGTAGATCCAAATGCAAAATATCCTACAGAGCTTTATCTAGACAAACCAGATACTAATTTACTAGCACAGGAATCTACTGATACTCACCCCTCAAGAGAAAAAAAAGATACTCTTGATGAAGGTTGGACAACTGCAACTGGTACTGCCGACCAACCAGCCTCTACTCAAATAAATGCCAAGTATCCTACTAATCATGTTTTTGAAACGGAGTCGGGTCACTATGTTGAATTCGATGATACTGCTGGAAATGAACGAATACACCTATACCACAAAATGGGTACGTTCATTGAGATTGATAGTTCTGGTAATGTAATCATCAAGACTGTAGGAAATGTTACTAACATTACTGCTGGGAATATGGACACTTATGTTAAGGGAAATTATAATCTTTCAGTAGGTGGTACTATGGGAGTATGGGTTAAAGACATGGTTACTGAAAAATTTGACGGAGGAAGAAAGACTACTATTACAGGAAATGATGAAGTTGCTATTACAGGAACTTTAACAGCAAAGGTTACTAAGGATGTAACTAACACTTATAGTGCTAACCTTACCACAACTATTACTGCACTTGGTTCTATCAAGGCTACTGGTGCAATGACTGTAGGTGGTTCCTCAATCAGTTTCAACTAATGCCAGCAAGACTCGCAAATGTCGGTACACATACTATAGCAGCTTTACCAGCTGCAGGGACTTTGACTAATGCTGGTGCAAAGACAGCTGGTGGTATGGAAAATATAGGTACTGCAACTAGTAGTACTTTTACTATGTCAGAAACGATGACTTGTATAGAAACGGTAAATTCTCCTATAACTAGTCCACCAGTAACAATTGTTTCTGATGGTTTGGAAACAGCTGCAGGGCCAATGATTTCGATTACTGATATATCAATACCAGCTTCATGGACTGTTCCTGCTACAAGTAAAAGTGAATCATTATCTGGTATTGGTACTGCTGCTAATAATACTAGTGCAGGAACATATACAATTTTTCCAGATGTGAAGATTACAATAGTTCAAGGTGCATCTACTGTATCTGCTGGTGTGGGTATTCAAACAACAACCGCAACAATAACTGGGCCGGTAACAGAATTAGATGATTGGGTAGTGCCTTGGACACCTACAGATAAACCCCCATTCTTTGATGGTTCGGATTTTGGATTGGCAAGAAGTTCTGGTTATGGAAATACACAAAAGGGTGGGCCGGGAATATTTTATATTACATTTACTCTGAAATTTTTCTTAGCCGCTTTCTCTGATGGGCCTTGGTCAGGCACACCAATAGAACTTGACTTTAAGATAGGTGTTATAAATAATTATGACAATGATAGGGAAAAATATATTACAGCTTATAGAGAAGCTTATAGTACCCTAACTAAAGTTCCAGAACTATCGGAGTGGCAAACATAATGGCAGGATCAATGGCAAGAGAAGGTGATCAAACAACTGGACATGGTTCATTTGCACCTTCAATATTTTTACCAGGCTCATCTTTGTGTCAGAAGGCAACCATTGAGGGCAAACCTATGTTGACTATAGATGCAAAGTGTGCGCCTCATGGTTCACCATCTCCATCTACACCTGTAATTGGAACGATTATTGAAGGCTCTCCAACATCCTTAGTAACTTGTGATGATGGTGTTAAAAGAAAAGTCGCAAGGATAGGAGACTCATTAGATTGCGGTTGCAAGATAGTGGGTGGAGCAAAGACAGTAGGTGCTGGAGCAAATGCATAATAAACAATTAATCATTAATAAGGTGATATGACAGAAACAGAAACAGACATGAAAATAGAAGATCAAAAAAAATCAATCGAAGCACGAAAGAAATTAAACTTTTGGGCTAGACTTGTATTGAGTCTAGTAATATTCGGTGCATTTTTTATATTATTGTATTTACTATTCTTTGCACAAGTCGGAGAGACATATCGAGATATTGTAAATATTTTGGTTGGTACATATGTGGCCATCCTAACTAAGACAGCTGACTACTGGTTCAAAGATAAGGATGATCCTGAACATAAGGAATCAGAAGCACTTAACACTAACGGAACAGCAACACTATAATGGCATGGGATGCATCAAGACAGAATGAGAAAAGATCAAGTCGAGTCTACAAAGATTTGAACTTGAACTTTTCAGCAAATCCAGTTACAGGAGATGTAACTACTGTTACTGATGTAATTGCTGTTAAAAGGTCTGTTCGTAATTTGTTACTTACAAACCATTATGACAAACCGTTCCATCCAGAGATTGGGTCTAATGTACCAGCTTTACTTTTTGAGAATTTTGGGCCTATAACTGGAAATCAATTATCCAGAGCGATAGAAGAAATGATTGGTAACTTTGAACCTAGAGCTAGGGTAACTGCTGTAGAGTGCAGTCCTGTATCAGAATCAAATTCTTATAATATTGTAATTAACTTTTATGTTGAAAATCTCCCAGCAGAACTCCAAACATTTCAAACACTTTTAGAAGCGGTACGATAATATGGCTACAAATTCAAAAGGAAGAATAGAGATTACCGATTTAGATTTTGATTCGGTTAAAGATAATTTCAAATCTTTTCTTTCACAACAAACACAATTCACAGATTACAATTTTGAAGGGTCTGGTATGTCGGTTCTAATGGATCTCTTGGCATACAATACTCACTACTTAGCATTTCATGCAAATATGCTTGCGAATGAAATGTTCATTGATACTGCATTGACTAGAGCAAGTGCCGTTTCTCATGCAAAGTCATTAGGTTACTTACCCTCATCAGCAAAAGCATCAACCGCAATTGTTGACATTACTGTTACAGGTGTTCCAACTTCCCAAGCCTCTTTAGTTATGGCTGCAGGAACAATCTTCACTACTTCAGTTAATGATACAAGTTATCAATTTGTAACGATTGGGGATCACACAGCAACTTCAACTACTGGCACATTTGTGTTTAATGAAATTTCAATTTATGAAGGTACAAGAATTAGATATACATATACTGTAAATTCTTCAAACTTAGAACAGCAGTTTGTGATACCATCAGCAGCGGTAGATACAAGTTCTGTTATTGTATCTGTACAAACATCATCAAGTGATATTACTACAGAAGTTTATGCTTTGAATACAGATTATGCTACTCTCAATTCAACTTCCTTAAAATACTTTTTACAAGAAATAGAAGAAGGAAGATATGAAGTATATTTTGGTGACGGAGTTGTAGGCAAAAAACCTATTGATGGAAATATTGTTATTCTTGATTATGTTGTAACTAGTGGAAGTACTGCTGATGGTGCAAGTACATTTACTCCAGCATCAACAGTCGGTGGATATTCTAATGTTGATGCTTTAGCATCAGCTAGTTCTTCAGGTGGAGGTGATGCAGAAACAGTTGACTCTATTAAGTTTAATGCTCCATTGAAGTATGCATCACAGGGTCGAGCAGTAACACCAGATGATTACAAATCCATAGTCCCTTCAGTATATACTAATATTAAGTCTATACAATGTTGGGGTGGAGAAGATAATGATCCCCCAATTTATGGAAGAGTATATATTGCCATTAATCCTAATACTGGATCAACCCTAACCACTACAACTAAAAATTCAATTATTGCTAGTCTGAAAAATTACAATGTAGCTTCAATAGTACCAGTAATAGTTGATCCAGAAGTTTTGTATTTGGTTATGGGTATAACCGCTAAATATAATTCTACCTTGACAGAAAAAACTAAATCAGATATTAAGGCTTTGGTTGAGACAGCAGTAAGTTCTTTCAATACAAATAACCTACAGAAGTTCGATAGTGTATTCAGACATTCCAATCTTTTAAGAAGTATTGATGATTCAGATGCTTCCATTTTGTCCAGTACTGCAACAATGAAACTGAAAAGAATTATTACTCCAACTTTGGCAGCAGTAACCAAATATACTATTAGTTATAATAATGCAGCCTATCATCCATCAATAGGTTGGTCACAAACAGTTGTGGAATCTACTGGTTTTCATCTGTCTGGAAATACTAATGAACAATTTATAGATGATGATGGTAATGGTAATATCAGAACCTTTTACCTTTTAGGTGGAACTACTAAGACTATTACAAATGCAGCTGCAGGAACTATTAATTATACTACAGGGGAAATAGTTTTGACCTCATTCAATATTACTGGTACAACTAATACTAATAATACAATAGATGTAACTATCAAACCAGATTCAAATGACATCATTCCTGTAAGGCAACAAGTTATTGAAATAGATACTGTTGCAACATCGGTGACTGCTGAAGTTGATGAGTTTGCAGCTGGTAGTACAACTGCTGGTGTAGGATATACCACATCTAGTTCAACTGCTCCTGTAGGAAGCAATTACACCACATCGTAATATGGCGAGTACCTTTTTAGATGAAAAGATTTCATCTTTTATAGAAGATAAATTTCCTGAATTCGTAAAGGCAGATCATCCTGTTTTTGTGGACTTCCTAAGACTGTACTATCAGTTTATGGAGGCCTCAAAGATTACCCTCACTAATGTTCAACTCTCAGACCAAATCCTTTTAGAAAATAAACTGACAGAGAATTTCATGCTCGGTGAGGATGGAACTAAGTTTGTTTTTGAAGATTCTACATATGGTGAATTTATAAAGGGGGAGAATGTTACTGGTCAAACCTCTGGTGCAGTTGCTGAAATTCTTTCAGAAGATAATGCAAGTGGTTTTCTTTATGTCGAAACAAATAGATTCCTGCAAGTCGGTGAAGTAATTGTTGGTAGTACTTCTGATGCAACCGCAACCATTTCCAAGTATCAAGGAAATCCAGTACAGAATATTCAACAACTTTTAGAGTATGTTGATATTGATAAAACCATTACTGATTTCTTTGACCAATTCCGAAATACCTATCTTACAGCTGTTCCCAATACGCTTGCTACAGGAGTATCCAAAAGAAAATTAGTAAAGAGTATCCGTGACTTGTACCGAGCAAAAGGTTCAAGGAAGGGCCATGAAATATTCTTTAGATTAATGTTCGGCGAAACGCCAGAACTATTTTACCCCACAGACAATCTCCTTAAAGTTTCAGCAGGTGATTGGTCTACCGATACAGTCATCAGAGTTGTCGCAACTGCAAACTCTCCAAATAATTTAGTTGGACAAACTGTAACACAAACAATAAATGTTTCCTTAGATGCATTAACAGCTACAGCTACTGTAGAATCTGTACTTCAATTACAAGAAGGAGAGACAACAGTTTATCAATTAGTATTAAATGTAGATTCTATAATTGGTACATTTATTAAAGGTGCAGAAATTACAGGAGTTGATAATACTAATGCCGATGTAGCAATTTCTGGAACTGTTCAATCTATACTTACTGGTGCAGCTGTAACATCTGGAGCTTCGGCATATACTATTGATGATGATGTAACTGTTACAAGTTCAATAGGTAAAGATGCAGTAGTTTCTATTGTGGATGTGGGTTCTGGTGAAGTAGATCAAGTTGTTATTGATAATCCAGGCACAGGTTATGCAATAGGTGATTATTTATATTTTAATAATTCTAATACAGAAGGGTCTGGAGCATCGGCAATAGTTTCTAATATCGGCGGAGCAGTTGCACCAGAACTAGGAGATACTACTTCCCATACAGTAACAGGAAATACTAATAGTACTACTTCTATTTCAAGTATTACTACATCTACTCTTTATGCAGGACAAAGTATTTCTGGAGGAAGTCTCCCAACTGGCACAACTATAGTTTCTATTAGTGTTGTTGGTGCTAGTAGTAATGGAACTATTATTGTTTCAAATGCAGCTGCATCAACTGCAACTGGTTCAACCTTTATTATTGCTAGTGAGTATGGAATAGCCGTTACGGATCATATAATATTTGAAGATGCTACAGAAGCTACAGATTCATACTCTGGAGCTCAAATACAATTAGAGACAGATACTTTTGAAAATTTGGGAGATCAACCAGATGATGGGCCTCACGATTTAGCATATGGATATTATGGTTCTAGTATAGATGCTGAAAAGGATGAGATTGTTAAAATTATAATGTACAGTAAAGGTTCGGGTTATGAAAAAATCCCAACTGTTGTGCCTACTAAATTCAGATTGAAATGGGGTACTTATGCACTTACTACTTCTGGAGATTTTGTAGCTGGTGAAACTATAACTCAAGCAGGAGGCGTAACAGGAACTATTGCAGCTGTATCTCCAGGCGTTATTAATATTGCGAGTCCAGTTGGTACTTTCGGAACTGTCACTACTACAGGAAGTACTAGTGGAGCTACAATGGTTCCTACATCCGTAACAACTCTTGGTTCTAATGCTACCTTTGTTGCATGGTCAACTTCTGGAATTGGTTCTGTTACAGGTGTAGAGGTTTCTCAATTTGGTACTGGATATGCTACTGCACCAGCTGTTACTGTTCCTGTAAAACTTCTTGTTACCAGAAACACAGCATTAGCAGAACCTACTGATGTTTCAGTCGCTGGAGCATTTTCTGTTGGAGATACAATAACAGGGGCTACTTCAAATGCTGTGGGTGTAGTAACTGCATGGGATAATACTCGACAAATTCTTACTGTTAAAATTACACAAGGAACATATATAAAGGGGGAAATTTTTACAAGGGGAGTAGCATCTAATTATGCAGTAGTATCAGAAACATCTCAATCCACATTATCTTCAACAATAGGAACTGTCGGTTCAACTGCTGGGGCGTTCAATAATGATAAGGGTAAGATTGGTGAATCTTTAATGAAGATTCAGGACTCATACTATTATCAAGATTTTTCATATGTGGTTCGTGTTGGTGCTGCAATTAAAGATTGGAGAGCAGAGATTAAGAAGTCTGTTCATCCAGCTGGTTTTGCAATGTTTGGTGAGGTAAGTATTACCAACAAAGTACAAATGAAACTTACCGTTCCAGTTTCGGGCATTACTACTGGTACTCCAGAACTTGCAAGTCTCTTTGAGGCAGTCATCACTACTGTTTTTGGTAGGAGACTTGGAACAGCAGATGATGGTACTACCCTATTAGGTTCAATTGAAATGAAGGGTACTACAGATCATGGTACTAGTACTCTGAAACGTGGTTATCATGTTGGACACAAAACACCACTAACTATAGATATAGATTCAGTTACAAGAATAGGTACTATTGCAACAGTTGAGACTAAGGGGCCACATGGAGTTGAGGTAGGAGAATTAGTTCAAATTACAGGCGTAACAACTGCTGGATATAATGGAACTTATGAAACAATTTCTGGACAATTTACTGCTACAGGAAATACAACTAGTGGTTCTACATCGGTTACTAATATTACCACAACAAATATAAATGCATCGACACTTCATAGTATTACTGGTAGTGGAATTACAGCAAATGTTACAAGAGTAAATTCTATTACTCAAGCAGGGTCTAGTAATAATGGTACGATTGTATTAACTCATCCAGCTACAGCTAGTGCAACTGGTGTGACCTTTACGATTACTCCTATATCAGTAGACCAATTTAAGATTACGGTTGCCGCTGGACTCGCAACTCCAGCAGTATTAAGTTCTGTAGCAAGTGTACTATTAATATCTCCGTTTGATAATTCAACAAGGGATCTGACAATGAGATCCCATAAGGATATAAGTGTATATCCAATTTATGGGGGATGGTCAAGTTTACAGAAAAATAGATATGGTCTTGGCCCAAGACAATCAAATGCAACAAAGTATATGTGGGCATCACCAGCAATTGCAGACACTACTCCTTCAAGGATGAATAATATTTCATATGCATATCCTAATATAATAAGAAGGGGTTCACCAGAAACAGGAACAGACAATGTAGATGCAGGGTCTGCTGGTGTATATGATACTACTATGGAATATACTAATATTCAGATTGGTGCTCATGAATCAGATGTACATATGAGGATTTCAGATTTTGCAGATGTACGAATAATAGATACAGTAAGAGCATTAAGAACTGTAGGAGAATCTGGAACACCAGATATGGAAAATAGTGGAGATGATATAGATTGTATTCTAATGGAAGATGGTTCGTATGAAGCATATGAAGAGAGTGAGGGAAATATGATGCCATTAGAATCAAGAAAGATATGGAATGTTCCACCACCCTCGTATATTAGACTAATAACAGCATAACAGAGTTGTATAACTCTTATAAATATTTTAACAAGATTTAAACAAAGGATTTTAAAATGGCAGCGATTATTACTTCAAAATTTAGGTTTCACAATGCCGAGCAATTTAAAGAATCATTTTCAGAGTCTGTCGCAACCAATTACTACCTTTTTATTGGTAGACCCTCTGCATTTGCTACAACAACAACTGGTGGAACAGATTCGGCACCACCTACTCCTGTAGATAATCGTAGGTCAGAAGCATATGATTGGGATGATATGCTTGCAGCCAAAAAGATAGATACCACAGGTGTTACTCACGCAATCCCACGCAGAGATTTGGATATTTCAGGTGCAACTACATACGATATGTACAGGCCGAATTATTCATCAGCTAATACTGCAACCTCAAGTGCAACTACTTTATTTGATTCAACATTTTACTTTATAACTTCTGCATATAGAGTCTATAAGGTTTTAGATAATGGTGGCGTTGCTTGGGATGCAGCCGCACCAACATCAACAGCTTCTTCACCATTTACTGTCGCAGTAACAGGAGGAAGTTATACTCTGAAATATATGTTGACTTTAACTACAACTAATGTTCAGAATTTCTTAACGCCAGATTTCATACCTGTATCCATTACACCAGAATCGGGTAATGCATTAGTAGATGGTAGATTAGATATTGTCAAAGTAACTACCGCTGGAACTGGACAGAATAATAGTGCAACTTGGGCTATTGCAGCTGATAGAACAGTAACAAATGTTCCTATTCGTGGAGATGGTACTGGTGGATTATGTACAGTAACTATTGGAGGAAGTAGTGGAAGTTCCGGCGGAGCAATAACTGCTGTTGCCGTTACAGCAAATGGTACTAAATATACTCATGCAAATATTATCGCAGCTGATATTATAGATCAACATACTCTTCAACAAACATCTTCTGTATTAAGTTTTACTACTAGTCCAGTATTAGAAGTTATCATCGGCCCAGATGGAGGACATGGTTCCAATCCTGCAAAGGAGCTTGGAGGTCATTTTTGTTTGATGGATGTTAAACTACAACAAACTGAAGGTTTTGACTTTTCCGTAGTAAATGATTTTAGACAACTTGGAATTGTTCGTAATCCATATTCGTATGCAACTACTTCTAGTTTTACTGGTTCAACAGCACGACAAACTTATGCAATAAAACTTGCAAGCAATTCAGGCACATTTGTAGTTGATGAAAAGATTTCTCAGACAATCGCAGCTGTTTCTCTTACTTCAATTGTATCTTCTGCAAATGGACAAGTTATGACTGTAGTTACTAGTGCAGTTCATAAACTTAAAACTGGACAAATGGTAAAAATTATTGGAGGGGCATTTCCAGGCAGCGGTAGTGCAACAACTAATGGACATCAAGGAACACATCATATTACTGTAACAAATACAACTACTTTTACTTACACTATTGCATCTACAAGAGCAGTCGATGTTTCCACAACGTGTACAAATAGTCCTACACATACCTATACAACATTCATCCCACAGGCAGTTGTTGTGGAATATGATACTACTAATAATATTTTGTTTTATGTACAAAATGCATATGATAATCAAGGAACTGATTCAACATACAAACAGAAGATTCCTTTTAGTGGTAACAGTACAATAACAGGTGCTACCTCAAGTGCAACTGGTGTTCCAGATACCGCAAATAGTAGTACATACAATAATACAGTATTCGTTAGTGGATATACAAATCCTGAACTACAACCAGATTCAGGTGATGTAATTTATATAGAAAACAGAAAACCGATTAGTAGAGCTTCTGACCAAACAGAAGATGTTAAATTAGTTGTTGAATTTTAAGAAATAAAATGCAAAAAACAGATTTAAATGTTTCGCCATATTATGACGATTTTAGTGAAGATAGTTTATTCCATCGAGTATTGTTTCGCCCTGCCTATTCAGTACAGGCTCGTGAACTTACTCAGATGCAGACTATTCTTCAGAACCAGATAGAAAGAATTGGTTCTCACTTTTTCAAAGAAGGTGCAGTAGTAATTCCAGGCCAAACTGGATTTGACATTACCTATTCTTATGTGAAATTACAAACAACATTTACAGTTAGTGGAACTACACATACCGCAGAAAATTTCAGAACAAGTTTAGTAGGAACAAAACTTACAGGTGTAACTACTGGTGTTATTGCAAAAGTTATTAATACCTCAGCTGCAGATGGTTCTGATGATCTTACTGTATTTGTTAAGTATGAATCTTCAGGAACAGTTGCTGGTGGAACAACTAAGACAGTTTTTGGTAATGGTGAATCATTAACTACTGATACATCAATAGCTTATACTTCAGGTGGTTCAACAGTTACTATTCCAGCGGCAGGACAAGCCGCACTTACCGCAGCTTCTGCTGCCACAGGAGTAGGTTCTTCTACAAGTGTTCAAAAAGGAATCTTTTACATTCGTGGTGCATTTGTTCAAGCCCTCACACAAACAATTATCCTAGACAAATATTCTAATAGTCCTTCCTACCGAATTGGATTTTCGGTAACAGAATCCCTAGTAACCCCCGAAGAAAATACTGGACTTCTCGACAATTCAACTGGAAGTACTAACTTTGCAGCCAAGGGAGCTCACAGATTAAAATATTCACTTACCCTTGCAAAGAAAGCTCTTGGTACTGCTGATGACGCTGACTTTATTGAACTACTGACTGTCAAATCGGGAAGGGTTCAGTCTCAAGTTCGTGGTACAGAATACTCAGTCCTTGAAGATACACTTGCTCGAAGGACATTTGATGAATCTGGTGATTATGTTGTCAAAGGATTTGATATTGATATGAGAGAACATTTTGATGATGGTCTTAATGATGGAGTCTATAGTCTTGCAGATGGTGGAGATTCTTCAAAGATTGCAATAGGACTTTCGCCAGGTAAAGCATATGTTCGTGGATTTGAGATAGGTACTCTTTCCCAAACATTCATTCCTCTAAATAAGGCACGAACAACCGCCTTTGTTCAAAATAGTGCAACTACGTTTAGTGCTGGTAATTTTGTTGTGGTTGAAAATGTTTTTGGAACTCCAGATATTACCGCAGATGGAAATGATAGTAAACCATTTAAGGAAGTGCAATTGCGTGACCAGAGGATGCCTGTTACTCATGTAAAAGCAAACTTTAATGCTAGTGCAACAACTTTTACTGTTAATTCATCAAATCATATGCCACAAACTGGTTCTTTTATTGTTCAGATTGGAACTGAATTAATTAAAATAGCATCTGCATCTATTACATCAATTAGTGGTGGGGAAGGAATTGCAACTTTAACTGTTCTTACTGGAACTCCAACTGGACATGGTTGGGGAGGAACTACCCCGGCTGGTCATGTCGTAGATGATCCAGTTTATATTTGGGGTTTAGATTTGTCTCAAGGTACTAGAACTACTGATAAATCAAGACCATTCTCAGCATATGCACACGCAACAGCACAATGGGCAGTTACACCCCCAGCAAAAACAATAGGTGTAGCACGAACTAGAGCCTTTGAACATCTTTCAGGAACAGAAGGAACAGAAATTACTGGTGCTTATACTAGAGAAGGAAAATTTCAACATTATCTATTTGATGTTCGGATGTTAGCAAAGTTGACTTTGCAAGATACCCACAAATTTACTGCAACTAATTTTTTACATAACGGAGCAAGGGTTAAAGGTTCATCAACTGGTGCTACAGGAATAGTTTATATTGCCCCACAGGATATAAAATTAACAGGACAAACTTGTACTCCAGCATCTGTATCAACTGGCGTGATAACAACAACCGATACTGGCGGACTTGAGCCGGGAATGGGAATTTCTGGTACAAATATTGCAGCTGATTCTTATATAGCATCAGTAGATAGTCTAACTCAATTTACAACAAGTGTAACTTCTGGACATACTGCATCACAAACAACTGCTGCTATAATTGGAAATGCAGCTGATTCTGATGATGGAACTAAATTGGATGAGGGAACAACTTTCCATATTATTCAAACTACAGGAACCTTTGCTAAAGGTGAAACTATTACAAGTAATATTACTGGTGATTTAGCAACTGGTGGAACTTTAGATGCTACAGCAACTCCTACATATTATGGTTTTAATGAAACTCATTCTATCTTTGGTGTAAATTCTCAAAATAGATCATACATTGCAGACCTTGCTTTAAGGGATACCAAAAAATTAACAGGAACGGTTAATGTCTCAGGAGCAACTGGTACAACATATACTGTTCAGGGAACGAATACACAATTTGCTTCTGACCTTAAAGTGGGAGATTGTTTTGAGGTTGCACATGGTACTACTCAAGCATTAGCAAGTGCTAATAAGAGAATGACTGTTAAAAAAATTACTAATAATACATCGTTAATAACTGAAGAAATATTTGGTGGTTTAGGTGGTACTACTCCTGTTCAAAATTCTATAATGACTAGGGTTAGAGCTAAGATTGAAGAACAGGAAGAATTAGTAATGATTTCTAAACTTCCAAAACAAACAATTAAAACATTAAAGGCCGCAGAACTTAACAATAAAGTAGATACTACACTTAAAGTTCGTAGACAAGAAACAAAACTCTTGCAAAGTGGAGTTGGGTCTGTTACTCTACCTGAAGGAGAATCCTTTGTATCTGTTACTGATGATGATTATGTTATAAGTGTTGTTGCAGAAAGTACTACTGCATCTACAATGAAGTATCCTGTAGGAACAATGTTGAAACCAACTACGGATGCTACAGATGAATGTTATCTTAATAAAGGAGCTCAAACTATAACTCTCAATCTAGCTGGTGGCTTAGATACAACTGTTAAATTTACATATACCCTAAAGATAGGAACGGCTAGTGAAAAAACTAAGACGCTCCAACCAATGAATACTCTTAATATTACTTCTGCATCTGGTGGAATTTGGGGAACTAATTATAAAGATGAAGAAATTACATTAACTAAAGCAGATATTTTTAAGGTTCGTGGAGTTTATATGTCAGCAGATTCAAGTACTGCAGCTCTTGCTCCAACCATGACATATTCAAGTAGTTCTGGTGGTAATGTTACTTCTGATGAAATTTTCCAGGCTGGTGAAAAAATTACAGGAAACAATGGTTCAATTGCTAGAATTATATCTGGTGGTACTTCGGGTTCTACAACTGCAACAGCCACATTTACTTATCTTACAACAAAAGTATTTACTGTAGGAACTACACTCACTTCAGCACAAAATACTTTTACTTATATACTGACTACTACAGCTGTTACAGCTGGTGATGAAAATATTTTGAGTAACTATCAATTTGATTCTGGTATGCGAGATACATTCTATGATATTGGTAGTATTACAAGAAAGTCAGGGGAAGCTCCACCATCTGGAAGATTGTTGATAGTGTTTGATTATTTTACACATGGTGCAGGAAATTATTTTAGTGTGGATTCATATCCAGTAGGAACATCTGCAACAAGTATTACTTATGATGAGATTCCTTTGTTTTCTGCTCAGAGAGTAGATCCAGATACTATTTCACCAACTGGTGAATATGATCTTAGAGATGCAATAGATTTCAGACCAAGACTTGGTGATTATAATATAGCTAATGTATTTAATACTGGTTCATTTTCTACTACACCATTTTCTTTTGCAATGAGAAGTTCTGGCGTAACTGGTGCTAATGGATTTGAAGCTTCAAACGCTTCATTAGTCGATGTCCCAAAAACAGATGATACTTTTGATGCATCTTTCAATTATTATTTACCACAAAATGCAGCCTTATGGTTAGACTCTGAAGGAGATTTTAAAACAGTAGTAGGTGCAGCCGCAGAGAATCCAGAAAATCCTGTAGGTCTTGAAGATGCGATGCAGATTGCAGAATTTAGAATTCCTCAATATACCTTTGCACCTTCAGATGTTGGTATGCGAAGGTTAAAGAATCGCAGATTTACTATGAGGGATATTGGTAAGATTAGTGAAAGAGTTGAAAACTTAGAATATTATTCTCAACTGAATATGTTAGAGAAGGATACTGAATCTTATCAAATACAAGATGCTGATGGTTTAGATAGATTTAAGAATGGATTTATCGTAGACAATTTTACAGGCCATAGTGTGGGGAACGCCCTACATCCAGATTATTCTAACTCTATGGATATGGCTAATGGTATTCTAAGACCAGAGTTTAAACATAGAATGTTGACTTTGGAAGAGAATGTTTCTACTGATGCACTTAGAACTGCAGCTGGGTATCAAAAGACAGGAGATTTATTAACCCTTCCATATTCTGAAGTAGAAATGGTTAATCAACCATATGCTTCCAGAATAGAAAATGTAAATCCATTTAATGTTATGGCCTGGATTGGTTCTATTGACCTTGATCCTTCTTCAGATATTTGGAAAGATACTAGTCGTATGCCTAACCTTGTTATTAATCGAGAAGGAAATTATGATTCCTTTATTGCACGAAACGGAGGTAGTGCAGTCAATACAGTTTGGAACGAATGGGAAACTTTCTGGACAGGAACAAAATCAAACTCAGTAGAGTGGAGAGATCCATCATGGAATAATGCAAGAGCGGTAGTTCCTTTCAGAAGAGTTATGGAAACTACAGTTACAACAACTACATCAAAACAATCAAGACAAGGTGTTCGTACTGCAATTACTCCAAGAATTGATCATGAATCTAAAGGGGATAGAGTTGTTAGTACAGAAATTCTTCCTTATTGTCGTGCTAGAACTGTTAATTTTACAGCGAAAGTTTTCAAACCAAGAACGAGACTATTTGTATTTTTTGATAATGTGAATGTAACACAATATGTTACTCCAACACCCCCTTATATTAATAAATACACATTAAGTAATGGAGCTATTACTAATTCTGCAACAACAATCACCGTTGATTCTACTGGTTTATTTGATACTAGTGGGTCAATTACAATAGATAGTGAAATTATTACATATACTGGAAAGTCTGGTACTACCTTTACTGGATGTACTAGAGCTTCAGGTGCTGTTGCACATGATGATAATGTATATGTTTATAAAACAGGTGTCGCAGGAGATCCACTTATTACAGGAGCCACAGGAAAATGTGCTGGAGTATTTAATATACCAGATCCAAACATTTCTGGAAACCCTGCATTTAAAGTAGGTGAAAGAATTTTCAGATTAACTTCTGATATAACAAATGGTATACTCTCTGGTGATACAGATACCGCTGGTGAAACAACTTATTTTGCAAAGGGGCTTCTTGATAACATTCAGGAAACTATTATTGCAACTAGAAACGCTAGTGTTAGTAGTAGTACTCTTGAGCAAGGTCGAGTCGTTTCTTCCACAAGGTCATCTGATAAACAAGTTGGATGGTGGGATCCAGTTGCACAATCGTTCTTGATTGATGTTAAGGGCGGTGCATTTGTAACTTCTGTAAATTGTTATTTCCAATCAAAATCAGAAACAGTACCACTACAATGTCAAATGCGTACAATGGTTAATGGTTATCCATCAACAACCATTCTACCATTCGGTACAGCTTCAGCTGAACCTTCAGAAGTTCAAATATCAGAGGATGCTTCATTACCTACTTTATTTACTTTTCCTTCACCAATATATTTACAGCAAGATGTAGAGTATTGTTTTGTCATCATGGCAAACACACAAGATTATTTGATATGGTTATCACATATGGGAGATGTAGAAGTCGGTGGAACCAGAACTATTTCTGACCAACCATATGCTGGAGTATTGTTCAAATCTCAAAATGCATCTACATGGTCAGCTGCACAAATGGAAGATTTAAAGTTTAGTATTAATCGTGCTAGTTTCTCAACATCTTCTGGTGTAGTGACTTTACAGAATCAAGCAATACCATCAGCTGCGTTAGGACAGTCACCAATTATAACAATTAAAACTAAGGCGTGGATTAAGGTAAGACATCTTAATCACGGAATGTATGCTGGTGCTAGTAATTATGTAACTATTTCTGGATTATCTGGAAATGTTACTACAAGTGGAGGAGCTTTTAATATTACTGCTTTTAATAAAACTTACACAGCAGGAAAAATATTAGAAGTTGGAATAGATCATTATATTTTAGATGTATCTGCGGAATTAACTGGAAGTGTTACGTTTACAGAATCAAAAGTAATGGGTGGAGCTATTGGATATGCAACTGAAAATTATATGATGGATACAGGAAAAGTAGTTTTACAATTGATGGAAATTGCTGGTTCTGATGTTACAACTAAAATTAGAACTACTACTGGAACTAGTGCTTCTAACACAGAAGGATATTCTGGTGGAAATGAAACCTCATTTAATATTCTTGCAGGATCATCAGCATTGGAAGTATCACCAAATGAAAATGTTGATTTTTTAGTACCAACAATGGTAGCCTCTCAAGAAAATGAGGATAATCAGATGAGTGGTAATAAGTCATTTGAAGTACTTGCAACTTTGAGTACAGGGGTTGAAAATATTACTCCTGTAATTGATACACAACGCATGGGAATGATTTGTGTCCAAAATAGAATAAACAATATTAATGTAATTACAGATTTATATTCTGGCCCAGTTACCACAGCCGATTCAGAAGTTTTTGCAGATGCATATAAACCTAAAACAGCTGCACAGGGTGATGCAAATGTCGCTGTTTATATTACACGAAAAATAAGTTTAGCAAATTCTTCAACCTCATTGAAAGTAATGTTTGATGCAATATTATTCAGTTCAGCATATATTGATGTATTCTATAAAGTTCTAAAGTCTGATGATACTACTGCCTTTGACAATATTGAATGGGTATTAATGACTATTGATAAAGGTGTTTCAGAATCTACGGATTATAAAAACTTTAGAGAACGAACCTATGAAGTATCTGGACTAGATGGATTTATTGCATTTGCTGTGAAGATAGTAATGCGTGGAACTAAGTCTACAGAACCACCTTTCATTAAGGATTTCCGTACAATCGCATTAGCATTATGACACAGAAAGTGGAAAGTCATCCTGAATTATCAAGGGATGAATATAGTAAAGCTGTTACAAATGTAGATAATGATGCATATACAAAATATATGAATGGAGCTGTTGTTAGGAAACAACGTAATGCAGTTTTAGAGAGTAACACAGAAGAAATAAATAGTTTAAAAGAAGATGTGTCGGAGATAAAGGATATGCTTCGACAAATAATAAGTAAACAAAATGGCAACTAGAACTACAGAATCAACAAATACTTTAGAAACCTTTAGAGTTAATTTCAATGGGTTGGTAGATGATATAGGAAATGTAACTGGATCTGGAGCTGGAGCATCAGCTGGAGATCAACTTAGTACAAGTGCAACCACAGTTGTAGGAGCTATCAATGAAATTTTTGCAGGATTTAATTTATCATCACAAATAAGTGGTGAAGCTGACAACTTTATACAATCATCCAATGCAGAGACTTTAAATTTAATAGGTGGAACAGGTGTTCATGCTGGCTCAGAGACATCCAATATAGTCACAGATATAACAGCAGATGATACAATGTCATTTTTATTAAATGATACTTTACTTGGTATAACAAGTGTACAATTAAACTTAATAACCCCTTTAGGAAATGGTACTCCTGTATCCACAGATCCAGTTGTATTCGGTACAGCTCTAGATGGTTCAGGAACAAATTACAATGTAAAATTTGCAAGTCCCGGCGATGCCAATATTGATTTTGGTTCAACTCAAGGGTTTGCTGCAGCAATGTCAGTTGCGTTAGGATGATAATAAAAGATTATAAATATAATAAGAACTTGGAGTAAACAATGGCCAACAATTTTAAGAACGCTGTCAAAAGAAATATATCAGCTGACAGTACTTTACCAACAACAATATATTCAGCACCAGACTCTAAAAAAGCAATTGCTATAGAAATCGATGTTGCAAACAAAAGCACAGCTGGTGTTGTAGTTACAGTACAATTAGAAGATGAGAGTGCAAACCTAGCAGGAACTACTGCACAACAAGTCAGTACTGTAGCAACAGATGCTACAGGAAATTTGACAACCGCCGCAGTTCATGGTTTAGTTTTGAATGATAGAATAATATTTACAAATGGTACAGATCCTAGTTTCACAAATGCTTCATTACCACCTAGTGCTGATGCTGCTCTTTCAGAAACTAGAATGTATTATATACAAAAAATACAATCAACAACTATAATTAGAATTGCAGAAACTAGAAATGCATCAAGTGCATTAACATTTGACACTAATGGTGCTTCAGTTGTATTCACAAAAATTCATATAGCTGATGTAATTAAAGATGCACCAGTACCAGTAGGTGGTACATTAAAAGTTATTTCTGGCCAGAAGTTAGTATTAGAATCTACAGCGGTTGGTAATAACGATAAGATTTATGCATACTGTTCATCTGCAAATAACGTAGATTGCATTGCATCTGTATTAGAAGATGTCTCATAAGGAAAACAAATGTCGTATATAGGAAATCAATCTGAGAATAAAGTAAGTCCTGCTTTCATGAGGGAGACATTATCTCCCGATGGATCAGCGACATATTTTGACCTATTACATGATGTTCCTGGCTATAATGCAGAAACCCTTTTAGTCACAGTCAATAATGTTATTCAGGAACCAGTTAATGCCTATACCATTATCAATGATGCAAATCTCAGACCTCGCAGATTAAACTTTGGTGTGGCTCTTGCATCTACAGATTCACTCTATGTGGTTCATCGTGGTTCAGGAGAACTTTACCATACACCGCCTGCAAATTCTGTAGGAGCTACTGCATTACAAGACAACTTGAAATCTGGAAATGTAGATTCATTTACTGCAACGGCAGGACAGACTGCATTTACATTATCCGAAATACCTCTTAATGCAACTTCAATTAATGTATATGTAAATGGTATATTTCAAAAACCAACTACAAACTATACAGTCACAGGAAGTTCAACAACCCTGACATTATCTAGTGGAATATTACTCAATGATGAAGTAGATGTTCATCACAATACAATCAGATCTACTGTTTCTCATGTTCCAGATGGTGGAGTAACAACTTCAAAAATTGCAGATGCCGTTGGTATTGAGGATTCTTATTTTAAAATTCCATCAGTCACAACTACTCAAAGAGATGCATTAACTGCAGCTGTTGGTATGATAATATACAATACTACTCTTGGTATAATGCAACAGTATAATGCACAAGGATGGGCTTCAATAGATTCACCCCCTACAGTTTCCTCATTAAATTATCCTGGCGATGATACCGCATTAGATACTGTAGGTGAATTTAATCTTACAAGTTCCACTACTGCAAGTGGAGATGCAACAATAACAGTATCCGCTACTACTAATTTAAAACAAGGTATGTTGATTACTGGAACTGGTATTCCTTCTAGCGCAACTGTTTTAACTATAACAGATAGTACTCATTTTGAACTTTCTGCAAACGCTACTGCAACTGGAAGTGCTAATGTTACATTAACCTGTAACACACAAACCCTTGTAATTACTGGTACTAATTTTCAAACTGGTGCAACTGTTACGATTGATGGAACTGCTCCTAGTATAGTAACAAGGAACAGTTCAACCCAAATTACTATTACTGGTACTCCTGCAAAGACAGCAGGAACTAAGGTTAATGGTTTGGTAGTAACTAATCCAACAGGTTTGTCAGGAAGTATTGATATTGACTATAGTGCTTTACCTGCTTGGACAACTGCTTCTGGAAATGTTTTAACTGCTTTACCTTCAACAATCTCTACAATAGACCTAGCCGCAACAAGTGCAACTTCTTATGCAATAACATCTGGTGCATTACCTACTGGTTTAGCAATGAGTACATCTACTGGTGATATTACAGGAACCATGAGTGGTACTGCCGCAACTTATAATTTTACTGTTAATGCAACAGATGCACAGGCACAAAGTTCTCCTAGATTATTTAATATCATACTGAATTCTCCTAAAGGAATTTCTGTAACAGGTGGGACATTAACCACAGATGGTGATTATAAAGTTTATCGATGGGTTAATGTTACACAAGCTAGTGCCTTTACTATTTATTCGTCACACTCCGGTTCAAGTCAATGGGAAATAACAAACGATTTGTTGGATTATCTTGTTGTTGCAGGAGGAGCAAGCGGAGGAAGTAATGGTACATCTGGTGCCGCTGGCGGTGGTGGAGGTGCAGGAGAAATGCTTTATGTCACAAGTTGGACACCAACCCTTGTTGCACATGATATAATTGCAGGAACAGGAGGAGCAGCCCCTGTCGCAGGTGCTCAAGGAGTTGATGGAGTTGATACAAAGATTAATATTAATGGTGGATCAGATATAAAAGTTATGAATGGTGGGGGTGGTGGAGGTAGAGGACACTCAACTGGAGTAGGTAATGCAGGTGGTTCTGGCGGTGGTGGTACTGGTAATGGTGGTGCTGCTGGTGGTGCATCTTCAAAATTGGGTGCTGGATTAGGAAATGCTGGAGGTACTGGATATGCCGCAGCTGGTGGAGGTGGAGGCGGTGGTTCTGCTTCTGTCGGTGCTAATGCTTACAGTAATGGTGGTGGAAATGGAGGCACAGGAACATCTAATTCAATAACAGGATCAGCAGTAATTTATGCAATGGGTGGTGGAGGTGCTGGATATGCCGCCGCCGATAACTTTGGGCTTGGTGGAGGAATAAGTGCAACTACATCTGGTAATGGCGCTTCTCCTGTTGGTAATAATAATGGAGTTGCGGCAACCACTACATATCCCGGCTCTGGAGGTGGTGGAGCTTCTTATGATGCTTCTGGGGCTAATGAAGTTGGAGGTGCTGGTTCTGCTGGTGTAGTTATTATTAGATGGAAATTTCAGTAATTAAAAATTAAAAGGAAACAAACATGACAAGAGTAATAGAGATAACAAATGTCTGAAGGATACATAGGATTAGCACCATCATACGGTGTATTTCAGAAACAAGTCATTGCAGGAACAACTGCATCGATTTATGACTTGGATTTTGATGTAGTTCAATCGACACAACTGTTTGTTTCTCTTGATGGTATCGTACAGGAGCCAGACTATGCATTTTCCATAGGGAGAAGTGCAGCTGGACAAATGCAGATTACTTTTGCAGAGGCCCTTACAGTAAATACTGCAACTGGAAATACTACTCAAAACTCTGCAAGTCTTACTAACATTACAACTACGAATTTTAATGTAGGTTCAGCAATCTCTGGAACAGGGATACCAGCAAGTACTTTTGTAAGTGCTATTGCAACAGCAGGAACCTCAAGTAACGGAACATTAACCCTTTCCAATAATGCAACAGCTGCAGGCACAGGAGTCACCTTCTCTAGTGGTGCAAGAGTCTTTGTAGTCTATCTTGGAAAACAATTACTTACTCCATCAACTACTGATGATGCAACCGTACCATTGGTGGAACACCAGAATGGAGATGGATCAACAGTTGCTTATAGTTTAACCAGAACACCCCCAAATCAAGCAAGTATCTTGGTATTCGTGGATGGTGTTTTCCAGAGGGGTTCAGGAAATGCATATACACTTTCTGGATCAACAATTACTTTTACAGGGGCTCCGCCTACAGGAACGAATAATGTTACAGTACATTATGTAGCAACTCAGAACAATTCAGTTCCTACAGTCGTAGATGCTTCGATAACAAATGCAAAATTAAGTCTTGATTATACCGATTCAACATACAGGGCTCCAACTATTGATAACTCATTTGCAGCCGCAACCAAGACTATAAAACAAATTAGTACTACAAGATACTATGGGGTGAATGATGTCTTAGTACTCTTAAACGGAATTTGTCTAATACCAACAACTGACTATACAATCAGTACTACGACACTTACATTAGTCGAGGGTGCTCCGGCCGCCGCTTCTAGTTTAGTAGTACGTTATCTTGCACTATAAATATAAGAAATAGGAAACAATGGCAGTAACAACTAACACACGAAAACTCGCAGCTCTATTGGGAGCAAGTGGTGCAGGAATAGGTACTGACGGACTCATGCAACCAGCTGGAATTGATGCAGATATGGCATCTCAAGCAGAGTTGGATGCTCTGGAAACTGAGACTGATGAGATGCGAACTAATCAAGCAATCATAGCTATCAGGCAAGCAGCAGACCATAATGATGTAAAGTATAGTCTCCAAGACAGAATCATAGATAATTATTATGATGCTTCAGGAATAGATGCTACACCTTCTACTAATCATGTATTAGCTTCTGGTGTTTATGCAGGTTCAGTAGCTGTATCGGGCATATCTACTATAACTGGTGGTGGTGGTACTGCGGCAAGTGGCACAACTGGCGGTGCAGGTGGTACTGGTTCGGGTGGTGCATCTCATGGAACAGGAGGAGCAGGAAGTTCTGGAGTGGGTTCAGGTACAATATCTCGTGGTGGTAATGGTTCTGGTACTATTACTGGTGCTGGTGGAGGTAGTGGTGGTCAAGGAAGTGCCGCTACTCTTTCTGCTGAGCAACCTATAGGTGGAAATGGTTCTGCCGCTCACTATACTGGTGGTGGTGCTGGTGGAGGAACAGATTGGGATGGAGTCACCGGTCAAGCAGCTGCGGCTGGTGGAACTGGTTATAAAGCTGGAGGAATTGGCGGGACAATGGATGCTTCTGCCGGAGATGGACTTGGAGAAGGTGGTGTTGGAACTACTTATGGTGGTGGTCAAAAAGGTACAGATGGATCATCGAGAAAAAATGCTGGAGGTGGTGGCGGATGGCCCGGAGGAGGCGGAGGAGGAGTCGGTGATCAACAAAATTCAAATACTGGTGGTGGTAGTGGAGGTGGTGCTACAGGTGGTGTTATTATTACATATACTGACTCAAGTAATGTTGCACAAGCTATAAAGAAATTTAATGGTACATCATATACAGTACCTTCTGGTGCTACTAATTTGATACTTTGGGCTATTGGCGGTGGTGGTAGTGGTGCTGGCGAGTCAGGTGGGGCAAGCTCAAGTGGAGGTGGTGGAGGTGGAGGAGGTGTATCCAAATCTGCTACTCTCGCCCTTGCTGGAGGTATAGTTGTTAATTATGTGATTGGTGCAGGAGGTGCCCGTACTACATCAACAACAGGAAATAATGGTGTGTCTACCACAGCTACTACAGCTGACTCAGATACACCAGGCAGTTTAACCCTTCAATCCACAGACACAGCCGCAGAAGCGGCTCCTACCAAAGCACACATGGTTACGTTGATAGAAGATTCGGGAGGAACACCAGCAACAATAAATACTGATATTAAAGGATATATTTCAAGAGATTCAGGAAGCACTTTCATAGAAGGAACATTGGTTGATGAAGGTGATTGGGGAACAAACAAGAGAATCCTAGCATTTCACGATTTATCTTTTACAGGAGCAAGTGGAACTGCAATGTGTTACAAAATCACCACACATAATCAATCAACAAGTAAAGAAACAAAAATACACGCAACCTCAATAGGTTGGAAATAATAAAAAACAATGGCAATACGAAGAACATTAGCACAATTTTCAGATGAGATAGTCGCAGCAGATATTGCAGCCAATGCAGTAGGTGCATCAGAACTTGCAGATGATGCAGTAGATACGGCTGCGATTGCAACGAATGCTGTAACTGCAACTGAAATAGTAGCAGGGGCAGTAACAGAAGCAAAACTTAATGCAGATGTTACTGATGGAAGTGCAATTATTACTGGTGTAAAACCTCACATCATCACAGATGTGTTGTATCCTGCTGTTGCTAATGTAATGTTAGATGGTACTACTGCATTATCTGCTGTTACAACTGGCCCGAATAGTTCTACTGTTGCATCTAGTAAATACGGAACAGTACAGTCTGACGGAAGGATGTACTACTACACAGACATCAAAGGAAGCAAGCCAATCAAAGACCCTAGAATTGGTAGTCATTTTGGAAGTCAGAGACATAAGTTTAAGTCAATGCAACAGTTAGAACAGGAGACTGCAACTCATGGTGAAAATGTTTATAGTATAGATGGTAGAAATTGGGCAAGAGCAGTTGGAGATTGGGTTTATCAGAATGGGGCTCATGGAGTATATTTACAAGGAGATAATGCAGGTGCGGCAGATTTTACTTGTTACATAGAATATACAGGATATTTTAATCGTTCTAATTTTATAGCTACGAGTTATGACGATACTATAATGAATATCTCTATTGATGGTGTAGTTACCTCAAATTTTACTGGAAATGATACTACTGTTAATTCTCCTTTAACTGGAAGATTTGTTGATGCTGGTAGTGTAATTAACCTACCTTTTACTCCAACATTAGGTATTCATACAGTTAGAATTGGGGGTGATAGCAACCAACTTCTAAGACTTTATGGCATAGAACTAATAGCCCAAGACACCACATCAACTACAACCAAATCACAGATACAGATACCAAGTCAAAATGTAGTATCCTACGGAAAGAAGTTTACAGTCTCAGGGACACCACACTACAATCCATTTGCATTTAAGACTGATGGATCAACTGTATGGGCTTCTGGCGCACATAATGGTACTGCATGGCCTATAGGAACAGGTTCTAGTACCAATATTGATACTGCAACTTCACTAGGTTTAGCGGCATGGTTACACAGTTCCAATTACTATAAACCTTACAATGGAGGAAGAGTAGTTAAGTGGGTTGCTAATGATGGAACGATTAAGACATCCGTAAACATGATGCCACCTAATGCTCGTAATGCAGATGGACTTGCTGTTTCTGCTAAAGCAAATGCTTCTATTGCAAACAATACTTATCTACCAACCTTTGAAGCAGGAGCAATAGACTACTCACAATCAGAAGTTGCAAAAACTTTTTATAATAGAGAGTTTGGGAATGGTGCAGCTAATGGAGGAACAGGTGCTACTTATGCAGATTCAAGTATGATTAAAGCTAGTGTCACTGATAATACTGCCTATGTGATGGATGATGGATTAACATCTGCCGTAGCAAATCAAACAGAAGGATATACTCATGGTACAGGAGCAAATGCAGATGGCTTTTATGAATACCATACATTTATAGGTACAGGTTATACTTATATTATGACAAACGGAACAGTACTTCCTATAGCTCAGAATTTGCCTTATGGAACACATATTTTTAAAAAAACATATGTCAATGCGAGTAGTGAAATTGCATATATGGATGGTGTTCAAGTAAGGGCACAAGCTACTCATACCCAACAAGAGATGTCGTTCCACCAACCCAAGATGCCTCCAATTCCAGAGGATGCTGTAGTCATTGCAGATTATATGCTCATGGCAGACTTTGTTGCTGAAAGTGCAACTGTAACTCAAGCTACTATTTCCAAAGGAGTGAGAAGAATCTCAGCATCTAGGGATTGGTTTTATAATTCTGCTAATGCTCCAACTTTTAATCATGCAGTTCATACTGATAGATCACCAGATTTTTTAGCAGTACAAACTCATAGTTCAAGTACAATGACAGTAGAAATTCCTACTTTTAGTACACGAGCTATAGTTCAAGTTGAAGATATTGACCAAGCAGATCATGGTACAACATGGGCAGGAACAGATACAGAATCATCAAACACTAAGGTTCAGGGAACTAATAATTCAAATGATATAGCTATTACACCAGTAGCAACTTTAGGAGTAAATAAACTTATTCAAACTGTAAAATCGGCAGGGCATCAATTTTGTGGTGGTTGGGTAGCCTCTCCAATCCACACATCATCACACTACCAAACCTTTGAAACACCATTCCTGCATGAGTTAGTAGGAGGTGACAGGAACATGGAACAGACTAATCTGGTGGTGACTCCAGATGGTAAGACATGGGATGAGGTGACTAGGGATGTGGGGTATATGGGGCCGTCAACTCAACTATCTTGTAGTCGAGATGGAGGTCATATATCTGGTTCAAATCCTTTTATTTGGGATGAGTATCGAGGGAAAGATATTTATCCTTTTTTCAATAAAAATATTGTCATTGCTTATGACAGATTTATTATTCTTGAAGATGGTATATATGAGATAGATGTGCATTTTTATGCCAACGCAGTAGATTTTCAATTTTTTGTATATCAAAATGCAACTTCAGGTACTTATACAGCAGGAGTGAGTAATAGAACAGACCCAAGCGATACTACGACTTCCCAAAATATTATATGGGATATGAAAAGAGGAGATTATGTTTATATCAATATAGAAGTTGGGTCAACTCATAGTACTGCATCGCAAGCTAACGCATTAAAAATTACTAAATTAAATTAATATGTACATATCACACAAAGCAAACGTACTCCAGACAGTCCACGAAACAGAGTGGCAATGTCGGAGAAAAGTAAAAGGATTAAGTAAGTCTGAATACTGGACTTGGTTAGCTTCCGTTACTTCTGGTGATCCACCTGTAGTAGATTATTCTGGAGAAACTGGATACACAATCGTTGAATGCTCAGATGAGGATGTTCAGGCAAGACTGAATCAGTTAGGTGATTATCAAAGCAGTTCACCAGCAACAGGAACAGTCTACAACATCAAGTACTATGCTAGTAAAAGAGATGCAGAAGAAATCAAGGACAATGATGGAAACAGTCAAGACCCCAAAGTATACGTTCAGTCCCATTTCGTAGGACAAGATAACACAAGAGATGCAAGAATCCTTGCAGATAAATGGGCAAGAGTAAGAGCAGAAAGAGATAGAAAGATTGCAGCTACAGATTGGAGAGTTATAGTAGCAAGTGAATCAGATGAGGGAAGTGACTTACCTACAAAATGGAAGACTTACAGAACTGCTCTGAGAGACATTACAGACCAATCAGATCCAGATAATATAACCTGGCCTTCTGCACCATAGTTTATAAATATAAGAAACAATAAGGAATAATGGCAATTTCAACAATAACAAGCGCAGGAATCGCAACGGATACGTTAGTAGCTGGGGATATAGCTGCAGATGCAGTAGGTTCTTCTGAGATAGCTGCTGATGCAGTAGGTATTTCTGAACTCGCAGCCGTTACAGGTATAACAGCAGATTATCATAAAGTACCTACTTTTGCAAATGATTCTGCAAGGGATACTGCTATATCAAGTCCTACTGTTGGGATGCTTATTTACAATACTGCTTCAGGTGCAGTTCAACAATACAACGGAACATGGTCAACTATTGCTCCTGCTCCAAATATCTCTGCTGTTTCTGGATTCCTGAATGATGATTCCGATTCAACCATAACAGTCTTTGGTTCAAACTTTAGTACATCTAGTGCAGTCAAGATGTTTACTGCTTCAGCAGGAGGCACTCAGATTGGTTCAAATGCAACCACAACATTTAATTCAGCCTCAAAACTTACTGCTGTCTTTGGTGCAGGATCAATTGGAGCTTCAGGAAGTACAGCATACATAGAGGTGGATACTTCAGGCTCAACAAATCGTTTTGCAACTGCAATTACAGTTAATGCTGATCCAACTGTAGTTCATGCTGGTGCAACTGGAACAAGTGCAAACACTACTACTCATCTAGGAACTTATACCGGAACAATTGTTGGCGTAGATACTGAGACAAAACTTCTATTAAATTTTGATAGAGGTGGAGGAAGAGATTTTGAGGATAGTTCTAATACTGGAGGTGATGGTCACAAAATCTCCCTTGATGGCGGAGTATACATCGAAGCAAGTCCTTTTGGAGATGGTAAAACTGCAATGAAGTTTGCTGGAACTGATGGTGATGATCTTACTGTCACCTCAATGGATGCGTTTAGTTCAGGAGATTTTACTATTGAATTTTGGGCTAAGGTTGATGAACTCGATGGAGATACACATAATCCCATGATTTTTGATGGAGGGGATGCAAGTGATACTAATGGGTTTCTTATACAATATGATCGTTCTAATGGTCAAATGAAAGTTTATAATCGGACAACAGCCGTTGCTGGTGATATACTAGCATTTTCCGCAGATAGAGTAATTAAGGTAAAGGAATGGACACATATTGCTGTAGTACGTAATAGTGGAACTCTAACCATGTACTTAAATGGGCGAAACTCTGGAAGTGCGGCTAATGCTACTAATTTCACAAGCACTATTTTTACTTTAGGAAGAAGACGGGGTGGTAATAACTATAATGTTGTAGGGTATATAGATGAGGTACGCGTCGTAATTGGTTCAGCAGTCTATACTGGGAATTTTACTGTACCTACTGCTCGTTTTTCTGGTTCTGGTCAATCGGCAGGAGCGGCAGGGTCTAATATTGCCGCAGTTACAGCCGCACAAACCAAACTTCTTATTCATAGTAATCTTTCTACTGGTGGGTCTGGTGTGGCTACATTCACAGATAGTGCTACTACAGGTACTACACATACAATTACTCCAACTGGATGTTTTCATTCTACTTTACACGCAAGTCATGTTGAGGGAACTGGGTCAAATCTCATAACTCCAGCAATGGCGTGGCCAGCAAGTGGAAAAACATTTGGAAGTACAGGTGTTTATTTTGATGGAACTGGTGATTATTTAACCGTTCCAGATCACGCAGATTGGGATTTAAGTAGTTCATGGACTCTTGATATGTGGGTCTACCCAACTGATTTAGGAACTGGGTTTAATTCTGTTTTTCAAGTTGGTACAGATACCGCCAATGGTTTTGTCCTTGATATGAGTAGTGGTGGCTCTACTCCAAGATTCCTTTACTATGCTGGATCATGGTTGACACTTTCTTCAAGTGCTACTATTTCAAATGGCACTTGGACACATCTTTCTGTTGGTTGGGATGGGTCTACATATCGAATATTTGTTGGTGGTACTCAAACTGGAAGCGCATCTAGTAGTACCGCAATAACAAACCCAGCCGCAGTTATGCAAATTGGTAGAGCAACAGTATCTGGCTCTGTACATAGATATTTTACAGGATATATTGATTCACTAAGATTTTCTACATCTGCACGTTGGACTTCAGCATTCACTCCACCCACTACAATTTATACTAAAACCATAGGGTCTGTAGTTATTCCCACAATCACCTTCACAGGTTCAGCAACACAACTAGCCGGAGATGAGGACATTGAGTTTACTGCTGTAGAAAATACTACTAAAGCCGATGGTAGTCGGAGTTTTATTGATACTGACATTGGTTTAACTCTTACTAACCTAACAGGAGCAGATAAGAGCAAGGCTACTCTTACAGGGACTCTAACTTCTGCCGAATCAACTACGCATACGAATATGCCACTAAAGTTACAGGTTCGTAAGACTCTTGCAACTGCGGCATATGCTGATGCATCAAGAGTAGTTACCTTTTCTGGTTCTGAAACTACTGCTGGATTAGCACCTGCTATGCCTGTAACTGGTACAGGTATTCCAGCTAGTACAACGATTACTACAGTAGATACTACAACTACAAT